TATCAGGAATTACAAGCCCACCAAAGATTATTCCACTCATTACAAATACCCCACAGAGCTAGTTTGGTCAGCAGCAGAACCTAACGTCAATGTCGCCTCAGTGGTCGAAAACGCCCACGATACGCCAGTACTACAAGTTCGACCAGTTGCGCCCCAAAAGGCGATGTCGATTAACAAGGCTGAATTAGCTGCTACTGGAAAAACTTCAACGGGGACATCGGTGTTTACTGGAGCAGTTGCTTTATTGTGGATTTGGAAAAATCTCGTTGCTGCATTTTTGTTGTAACAGTATATTTTATAAACCGCCCCAGCACTAGCCTTGAGCACGGCTTGGTTTTCAGCTCCTAGGTTTGTTGGGCTATTGGTAAACGCAGGGATCGCCGCTGCGACCAAACTCGTTAGAGAAGCATTTCCAGTTGTTTGATTCGCTGCTGTAGATACACCCGCAACGCTTACCTGTGAAGTATTTGCCGCTGCTCTTAGAGCAATAGTAGCTGTACCCGTGACGGCTGCAAGAGCGCTCAATCTGAACTTTGCATGACCGATAACTTCAATCTGCCAAATCCCCACAGATGCGCTTGGAATAGTAACACTATTCGCACCTGTGACCATGTTTTTAAATACGGCATTTGCTGGAGTAATCCAATTAGTCCCATCGGTGGTGATTTGTGCTGATAGAGCGCCTGTATAAGTTCCAGTTACTTGAATCGTAACTGTACCCTTACTATCAAGGTCTATAGATACAGCGGAGCCAGCCGTTGCAACGCCAGCGGGAACTAGATTTTCAGTGGTAATTGTACCTGTTGCAGTCGTGTCAGCAACGCCACCAGAACCGCCGCCACTGCTTAGTGATTGCTGTATGTCTAGCAAATCCTCTAACGGTTTTTTGCTAGCCGAAACTTCAGCTAAACTACCAGAGAAATTAGCTTGTATGTAAGCGTCTAAATTTGTTTGTAAATCAGTTTGTACTGTCATTTTTATTAAAATAGGCGACCTTGCGATCGCCTATTCCGTTTAGTTATTCAGGTTCTACAGGTGTAGATTTTGCTTTTTTCTTTGGTGCGATCACTGCTGGTTCTTCAGTGGCGACAGGTGCTGTAAGATCGTAAATTTCGTATCCTTCAGATTGCCATGATTCCAAATCAGAGAGGTACACATCTTTTACGATGTGGCTACCTTTAGCGACGGTGACGGGGTTTTGTGGGTAATTCATGATTACTGAACAGGTACAATCCAAGCGGATAGGGTCAAGTTTCCTGGGGAGCCAGTCTTGGTGCAAACCAAGCCGATCGCTTCAGCAGTCGCCAATTTAGCAGCAATTTCAGCGCCGCCAAATACGATCTCTAGTTCGCCAGCAGCACCAGCTAATTGAGCAGGGAGAATAGTACCGATTACGGTACTAGAGCCGCCTACGGTAGCAGATACGTCAACAGCGATCGTCCATTCAGCAGTACCAGCGCTGTAGCTGGTGTATGCCTCAATATCAAAGCACACCTTAAAAGCTTCAATTTTGCGGACAGCAAAGGCTAGTCGAGTTGTGGAAGTAGTAGCAGATAGCGCCGCTGCTTCAGGGGTGCGAAGGGCTAGCGCTGCGTCGTAAGTACCACGAACGCGCCGATCTGCAATAGTTGAAAAAGTTGTAGCCATTAGGTTTTTACCTGTTTAAAAATACTTGAAAGCATTGTGAATTATTAATCAGGGGATATCCCCTGATTAAATTAAGCGACAGCAGCGCCAGACTTGATGTAACGCAAACGAGCAGCAGCCTGACCGTCCTTAATGGCGATCGATTGGTAATGCTCAACACGGGTACGAAATACGGGTTTAGTATCTAGCTCACCTAAATCGCGAATTTGCATACCGCCATTTTGTAAACCATGTACTCCCATAGTGTCAAACGAAACAACGTAGATAGAAGTGGTTTGAGCTGTACCAGAAGCCGCCGCCTCAGTGAAGGGCAAGATCTGAGATTTAGAGCCATCTTGATCCAAGACGATGATAGGAAGATCGTTATAAAACGCAATTTTACGACCAAAACTATCGAGTTCATAAGTGATGTAACCACCCACAGACGTATTACGAGCAGCGCTAGTCAGCACCCGTCGCATGGTCTTATTCATGATGATGTGAGTAGGATTCGTAACCTCATCAATGGTTGCATCCAAGCGTTCAAGGCTAAGTACATCACCACCAGAAGTAGCGCCATTGTCGATTAACTGAGTACCAGTCAAGCGCTTACGCAATCCGTCATAGGCTTTAATATTGGTAGCTGTATCGCCTTGGATAAATTCTTTTGTCCACGCCAAAGCCAATGCCCTTACCTTCATCATTTCGTGCTGAGAGCGAACACCTACGCCCATTGTGTCGATTACAAATTTATCGACATCTAAGTCACCGCCAAGGATGCTTAAAGTCTCAGTTACAGGGTTAACAACACCAACGGACTCGTCATACCCTTCGTTTACACCGCGAAAACCGATACCAGGAAGCGCTTCTTCTCTGTTGTAGCTATATGCATTACCTGCGATATCCACAAAGGGAATATTTTCGAGGATTCCGCTAGAGCTAGCGAACTGCTCAATAATTGCCGATTCAAATACTTTGCCTTCATTAAGCGCAATCTTTGCGGCTTCTGTAAGGGTTAATGCCATCTTTTTTCTCTTTATATCTAATGATTTGCAATACCTTCTGCTGGCATTGCGCCTCACTAAATCAAAGAGATTCATTGCGAAAATCTTCTATTAGTACTAAATAACTTTTGCGAACATTGCGATAAGCAAAAGTTATTGAGTCAGTTGATTACTAAAATAGCACAGATTTAAACTTTTGCCAGTTTCCCGTACTTATCTTGCAGATATTTATTGAGATATCGCTCTTCATAAATACCTTCAAGCCAATCAGAGAAAATACCAAGCTCACTGCTTGGATAGCAAGCGATCGTTACAGGATGAGGGCAATGTGGTAGCTGATAGTGCGCTGACTGCGTAGGCTCTGAGTAGCCAATCTCACGGCGGTATTGTGCATACCTCTTGCCAATGCTGCTATCCAACAAATCGTACCTATCAATGGGATAACCAGCTTTTTCAACTTCCAGCAAAAGGTGATTGCATTTCTCAATGACACACCAATGACCTTTTGTCTTTACCAAATTCTTTCGGATGTCTGCACAGCGATCAGAGTAATAGGCGATCGCTTTTTTGGGTTCTGGTTTTTCTTGAGTAATCACTCCACGCAAAACACGATTAGCCCAAACCTTGAAAGTGGGGCTGCACCATTGAGCGAAATCGATCGCAATGTCAGGATGTGCCCATGTCCCTTGTTTCCCTTTACCGCCCTTGAAAGTGTTGACTAGAGCCGATATGGGAATTCCCATATCCAAAGAAAGCGCTTGTAAATAAGCTTTAGTGGTATCAGTTCTCAGATAATCAGCAACCAATCTATTGTGAGTTTTCGCCATATCAGTAAGCGAAACATAGCCATCGGATTCTTGGGAGATAATCGCGCCGTTGTACGAATGTTTGATAAGATTAGTCATATTAGCCTATATATCAGGTTGATCACGCCTCGGATGTTTCAGCATCGCGGGGTATTTCTATATTATATCGCAAAACGCTTTACAATAAAGGGATTGAGTGAGTTTCTACTTTGAATGTAATCGCAAATATAGAGGGTCTTGAAGTAGGGGCGATCGCGCCTAATAGTATCGTCAATGCCGACTGTCTGGAGGCTATGCAGCTTATTCCAGATAAAAGTATCGACTGTATTATTTGTGATCTCCCCTACGGTTGAGCATCACTGTTTGTCATTGGGATTCTGTTATTCCCTTTGATCTGTTGTGGGAGCAGTACAAGCGAATCATTAAACCTAATGGCGCTATTGCCCTGTTTGGTTCGCAACCCTTTACCAGTGCGCTTGTGATGAGTAATCCTAAGTGGTTTAAGTATGAGTGGATTTGGGAGAAGGATGCCATGAGTAATCCTGCATTAGCTAAAGTCCAGCCGTTAAAATACCATGAGAATATTTCGGTATTTTGCGAAGGAAGGACAACGTATAACCCTGAAATGTGGGACGCTGGTTTTGTTTCCAATACACAAGGGAAAAATTCTGTTTTAGGGACATCTGGCAGTAGATTCGTAAAAAGCTCAAGTCAAAACCTAACAACATTCAGGTATCCCAAAACGATTGTTAAGTTCAATAAGCCAAAACATAATAGCGGATTAACCCATCCCACACAGAAACCTACCCAACTTATCGAATACCTAATCAAAACCTACACCCAAGAAGGCGAACTAATCTTAGACAACACCGCAGGCAGTGGCACATTAGCGATCGCCGCAATCAACACAAACAGAA